ATGTGGTTTAGGTACCCATCCACATAAATGTTTTAATACAACATTATCATAACCAATAATGTTGTGGCCAATGATAACATCAGCGGTATGAAGCTCTTCTAGGCCATTTTGTAATTCATAATGATCGGGATTACCATCTTTACTTACATACTCCTTTACTTCACCTGTATCAGGATTAACTAATACAAGCATCCAGATTTTGTTGACTTCAGGCATAAAACCATTAGTCTCGATATCAAACACATATCTTTTCTTAGTCATGAGGATAGTAAATCTTGTGCGTATAGTGTGGAGTAGGGCGCTTCCAGCATTCTGGCTTCCATTTCTTCGGGATCAAAGAAGTATTTTTCTTTGTCATCTTTTGGATTGAAGCTGTTAAGGCATCCCCGGATAATCGTTTACACGGTCGTATGTGGACCATTGGTACTCCCACTTTTAGATGTCGTCACGAGCTTGTTGCTAATTTACCTTCTGTGGACTCAGTTTACGGAAAAGAAATGCGATCTCTACTGGTATGTGAGCCAGGGACAGTCATTGTGGGTGCTGACTCGGCAGGTAATCAGATGCGTGGTTTATGCCACTATATTGGTAATGATGATTTCACTAATGAGGTAATCAATGGAGATGTACACACGAAAAATGCTAACATTTTATCTGGAGTATATGAAACGCCCCGTAAAACGGCTAAGCCTTGGCTATATGCTTATCTGTTTGGTGGTGGCGATGCAAAACTTGGTTTAATCCTTACAGGAAAATCTAATGCTAACATTGGTAAGCAGTCTAAAGCACTGTATGAATCTAGTATTCCCGGATTAAAAGAACTTAAAGATTCTCTAGGTGCTATGTTTGATAACACATCAAATGCGTTTGGTAAAGATAATGCTTTTATCCGTGGCTTAGATGGTCGTCTGGTATTTGTAAGTTCTAAACATCAAGTACTAAACTACCTATTACAAACAGCTGAAGGTATCACATGCAAAGCAGCTATTGTATGGCTACGTGATGAGCTAAATAAGCGTGGTATTAAACACTACTTTGCACTACATTACCATGACGAGCTAGCTGTGGTAGTTAAAGAAGAATATGCCGAAGAAGTGGCTCAATTATCTATCCAAGCCTTTACAGAAGCACCTAAAGCTTTTGGTGTTATGTGTATGGGTGGTGATGCCCATACAGGAACTAATTATGCGGAAGTACACTAATGACTGAAGAAACATTTGACGTAGCTATTATTGATGCAGACTCTATTCTGTACCAAATAGCACACTACCAACCATCACCTGCACTATGTAAAAAAGCTTTTGATTCACGTTTAGCTGAGATTATGTCAGAAGTATCTGCATATAGTGGTGCAGTATTTATTAAAGGTAAAGATAACTTTCGATATCAAGCAGCATCTGACTACAAAGGTAATCGTAAAGATACACTAGAGCCTGAAGTAAAAGACAGGTTAGAAATGCTGTACAAGTACGCTCAAGACTTTTGTATTGAATCTGACAATGCTGAGGCTGACGACTACTGTGGTATTGCTTTTAAGTTAGCTCAAGAAGAAGGTAAATCAGCTATTGTCTGTCATATTGACAAAGACTTAGATGCATTACCGGGTTGGCACTATAACTTCCGTAAGAAAGAGTTTTATAAAGTAACACCCGAACAAGGTTATACTTTCTTAATGAAACAAATTCTTATGGGAGATGCTACAGATAATATTCAGGGTATTAAAGGTCTTGGGCCAAAGACTGCTGAAAAAATTTTATCTGATAAACCAGTAGAAACACTGTTATCTGTTGTGCTAGATACCTACCGTATTAAATGCGGTAACACATGGGAATCTGACTTTGTTAAATCAGCTAATCTAATCTGGATCAGAGATAGTGCAGACAACTGCCGACCATTAACCTATAAAGAACTACAAGAGAAATTACAATGGAAGATTATGGACACTGGCACCCCCTTACAGAACGACCAGACAACGCCTTTGGATTCATCTACGCCGTTATTAACCTTGAAACAGGACGCCAATACATCGGCAGAAAGCAATTAATCAGTGTATCACGTAAACTTAAGCCGGGCGCAACTAGAAAAACAGTTACACGTAAAGAGTCTGATTGGAGATATTACAAATCTTCTTGCCGAGAACTCCTTGATGATATTGAGAGACTGGGAATTGAGACATTTACTTTTGTCATCTACAAATGGTGCATCGGACCAGGAGATCTTACATATAGCGAAGTGCATGAGCAATGGCAATGTGAGGTATTATCTAGAGAACAATTACCTAGCGGTGAAAGACTCTGGTATAACGGTAACATCGGAGCAGTAAAATTCCTGAAACCTAAAACATTATGAGTAAGAAACCTAGACAAGAAAAACAATATGATGAAGACTTACCTTCTTTAAAGGACGAGTTCAAGAATCAGTTTAAGCGTAAAAAAGAAACACAACAAGAAGCTAAACAGCGTAGACAGCGTATCAGGGAAATTCAAGAAGATCAATATTGGAATTAAATATGATTAACTTAAAAGTGTTAACTAACGAAAACGACTGGGTGCAAGTGTTTTATAACGATGATCTGATTTGGGAAGACCACAATTTACCTAGTTGTGAATGGCAATTAAAAGAATTCTTAAACAATATTGGCCTGGAAGTTAATATGGAAATTATTTATACGGAGTTTTAATGTCACGATGGTACCATGCACCATGCCCTAAATGTCATTCATCAGATGCCTTTTCTTATAAAGATGAAGATGAATGGGGCTTTTGTTTTAGTTGTAATAAGAATTCACCTATCAATCCTGAAGTAAAGTCTTCAACATATACCAAAGAAAATTACGATATGCACACACTAAATGAAATTCAATCTTATGACACCCGTGGTTTTCAAGAACGAGGTATTACAAAAACAGTTGCTGCATACTACGGCGTTAAAGTTAGCTATGCAGAAGACGGTACTATCAGTAGCCACTTCTATCCTTATACTAAGGACAGTCAGATTGTGGCATATAAAGAACGTAAACTACCAAAGAAGTTTAATATCCACGGTGAATTCAAGGATGTACAGTTCTTCGGACAAAGTGTATCGTCTGGAGGAAAACGGATTGTTATCGCTGAGGGTGAACTCGATGCTCTGGCAGTTGCTCAAGCACAATACGATAAGTATCAACGATTTTATCCAGCGGTTGCGGTCCCGTCAGCTAGCAGTAAGTCTCTCATCCTTGAACAGCGCGAGTGGTTACGATCTTTCGATGAAGTAGTATTATGCTTTGACATGGATGAACCCGGTCAAAAAGCTGCTCAAGAAGCTGCTAAGATAATTGGCTATGATAAAGTCAAGTTAGTTACGCTACCTGAAAAAGATCCGTGTGATGTGCTTATTAAACACGGATCACTAAAGCTAATGCAATGTATCTTTGATGCCAAAGAGATGAGTCCTGCTGGTATTGTTAAAGGTGAGGCTGTATGGGAACAATTTAAGCTTAAGCAAACAATTGTATCTTTACCTTACCCTCATTGCCTGGACTCTCTGAATGAGAAACTTTTTGGTATGCGTCTGGGCGAAATTGTTTTGTTCACCTCAGGTACAGGCTCAGGTAAGTCAACTGTTATTAAAGAGATTGTCTTAAATATCCTTGAAAAGACTGGGGATATGGTAGGCATGGTATCATTAGAGGAATCTGTGGGTGATACTGCAGAGAAATTTATTGGTATGGAACTTAAGAAGAACCTTACTGTAGATGACGTAACCGAAGAGGAACAGTATGCTGCCTTTAATAAAGTGTTTGGTGATGAACGGTTGGTTTTACTTGATCATCAAGGTTCTGTAAGTGATGAGTCTCTAGTAGACAAGATGGAACGACTAGCTTTAATGGGTTGCAAGTATATTATCCTAGACCACATTACTATTGCTGTAAGTGAAGGTTCTAAAGGTAAAACAGGTAATGAGGCTGTTGACTCATTGATGTCTGACTTACTTAAGCTATGTAAGAAGCACAACATCTGGTTAGGTGTTGTATCTCACCTACGTAAAGGTGAAAAGCCTTTTGAAGAAGGTCATTTACCTTCTATTGACGATATCAAAGGTTCTGGTTCTATCAAACAGATTTCCTTTGACATTATTGCTTTTGCTCGTAACATGATTGCTGAGACAGAGCAACTACGTAACACTATTAAGTTACGGGTACTTAAATCACGGTTCACAGGTAAAACTGGTGACTGTGGTAGTACCAGCTACGACTCTAAAACAGGTCGTCTAAAGAAAACTTCTCTTGTTGACTTTGATTAAATAACAAAATGAATCCACTACAATATCTTACTGAACGTGTATCGAAGATTGCCCTCAACTCAGATAAGATTCAGAATGAAGGTGCTCGTCTTCTGGCACATCATTCAACTTGGGAGTATGATCTCGAACGATTTATCAATGAGGCATGGGATACCTTACTCAAGTACTGTATCCGAAATAAAAATGCTACCCATTCAGCATCCGTTAAACTCACATTTGCATCTGATCTTATTGGAAAAAGAATTGCCCGAGGTATTGGGGCTGACGAATCAGATATCAAAACTACTTTGTCTCTGGGAGATCTTCTACTTGAGACATTCCTACAAGATAGCCTAATAGATATCTTCAGAGAATACGATGGTCGTAAGGCACCTTACTTAGTTCGTATTGTTAATATGGACGATGACATTAAGCCTACACTTATCGGTACTTCTTTTGAGCCCTTACTACCTATTGCTGGTTTATATAGCCCTTTAACTAAAGAACCTTTTATTAAAGGATGGACTAACAGTAAACTGTTTCACGAGTACTTAAGTAAACCTTTCATTCAAAGTCTTGAAGGGTTACGCCAACAACCTTGGCAATTAAATCAGCCATTGTTGTCTGCTATGAAAGCGGTTAAACCACCAGAAGTACTAGAGTTAGTCGATGAAAATGGTGAGATCCAACTATACAATATCCACCATGAAAACCTGCACTTACCAAAGAAGCTTAATAACCTTGACGGTACAAAATTCTTAGGTAAGAAAGACCCTAAGCTACAACGTATGCTTAGTAAATACTTTGAGTATAATCAAGTCATTAAGAAGGCTGAGTTGGTTGGTAACAAAACATTTTATCAAGAGGTATCCTAGACCACATTACTATTGCTGTAAGTGAAGGTTCTAAAGGTAAAACAGGTAATGAGGCTGTTGACTCATTGATGTCTGACTTACTTAAGCTATGTAAGAAGCACAA